TGTGGAACCTGTGGAACCTGTGGAACCTGTGGAACCTGTGGAACCTGTGGAACCTGTGGAACCTGTGGAACCTGTGGAACCTGTGGAACCTGTGGAACCAGACGCCACCAATTTTGAGTCCCTCGCTCAGCTTGGGCGATTGGTACGTAAAAATAAAGTGTTTGTCCAAGGAGTCGGTAACCACGCCAAATGACCCATCGAACACTGCCCTGTAAATTAGATTGGTCTCCAGTGGCCACAAACTGGACCCTCAACAATGACGAGCCAGCCATCCAACGACATGCCGATTCCATGGATATCCAAATCCTCTATGATACTCTGGACGACCTGCTTAATAAAACCTCCACGATTCCATTGAATACAATTGATCCCGCTCTTCGTAAACAAGTACACATCTATTGGTCGAACGTGGTGCGCAATTTTCCGCCAAGAAACGCCTCCTACTTGTGGGTACTCGAAGTGTGGAGGGCCATTATTACGCCAACTGATTCGTTGGTGCCAGTTCCAACATGGAAGGCGCTGGCGGCCTGTCTTTAAAATTCACTTCCCTGTAATAGCTGTAGCATTTCGATGTCCTTATTACTATCGGTGGCGGACCACACAAATCCACCATTGAGTAGCTGTTCATTAATTGAGACTGGTGAGTCACCCGAAAAGAATACGGCGACTGTGCGACCATATTTATCACTCCCATCCACAACACATTCGAGGTCGGACGCAGTACGTAAGAGCCGTTCCAGTTCGACGCGCGCTGTATCGCCTAATTGTTTTTCTTCCACTCCTTTTGTTCGAGTCGAAGGAGCTTCAATGCCACTGAGTCCCACCCGCTCATATTTGAAGAGAGTGAATCCCAGATCCACAGTCACATTCACAACATCCCCGCTTGGTACTGTGTGCACCATTTGAACTGGATAGGCGCGGTATTTATGCTTCACTGCAAAACAGAGTGCATGCTTGTTGCCATGCGTGTATTTTTTTTTCCGCAGTGGCATTGTTTTCATTAGCATGTGTCTTTCATTTACAGTCACAAATGCACATGGTCTGGATGAAAGGACAGGCGATGTGCCTGGGTTGTGGTCGAATCCCGTTGTAAGTGGATTATGTGGACGATCGCGAGCAATAAAGGGTTTGGCATACGACTCTCCTGAAACAATTCGGTGATGTTCGCGCGCATACAAGCTGTGAGTAATTGATCACTCATTTGGTCAAAAATGCCAACTACTGGCATGGTCGGATGGATTTCATGTATCCGACTGGCCAATGCAGCCATAGGCATGTCGGCGATATGCTGGTGGATGATGACGAGTGAGACCTTGGCTAAAGTGTCGTTGTTCAACCATGCAAGTGCATGGACCCCGTGTGTACAACAGGCGACACTGACAGCGTTGGCATGGAAATGGACAACACATTGATGACATCGTGCGGGATCGGGGTCAATATATAATACGTCGGTTGATACATGGGACACATGTGTGGAGGGTTGTTCCTGGGCGGATGGGGGTGGTGGAAGAACCCAACACTGACCCATGACCAAATACGGGACCTACGCGACTTGGAACATGGATTAATTGCCTTTCAAAAGAGGAGATGTATGAAGGCACTTTGTTTGTACAACCATATTTATCTGACGCCTACGCTATTCGGTTGATTTCGAGAGACCCGGTTGAATTAATTGCACTTTTATCAGTTGAGCTGTGCGTCGAAAAACGCGTTGTATGTGAAAAACAGCTTTTTTCAATACCTAGTAAAAACAACTGCTTTCTAAACTTTTTCCGACCTTACAGTTTCCCCTCCCACTCTCCACATGTTCGTCAAGCACGGTAAGGAATACAAGGCACGCGTGGGTTCCCGTGCGCAGGTGTGGCACGGCACCTGCCACCAGACGAGCGGTGGTCTGACGAGGGACAAGCTTGTCCAGGACACCAAGAGCGGTCGCATTATGTCCAAGGCTCGCCGTGCGCTGGGCCACAAGGCGTGGGCGAAGATGGACCCCGAGGTGAAGGCCGTGTTTATGAAGCACGCTGAAGAGAAGAAGAAGAAGGCTGGCCAGAAGCGCAAGGCCGCCCCCGCAGAGGCCGCGGCCGCGGCCCCGAAGAAGAAGAAGGCCGCTGCGACCAAGAAGGCCGCTCCGAAGAAGAAGGCCGCCCCGAAGAAGAAGGCCGCCCCGAAGAAGAAGGCCGCCCCGAAGAAGAAGGCCGCCCCGAAGAAGTAAATGGTGGTGTTGTGTTGGAACTGTAAATAAAATGGATGGATATCTTTTTTTGCGGGTGCTGCCCATTCACGTGTACCAGTTTTGTATCAAAAACAGTGCGACTTGTGAAGGGGAGTCCTGTGGCGCCACGCGCGGAAAACGAAACACAAACTCCTTCAATTGAAGATTCGCCAATCGTAAAGGGGACGACTCACTGATTTGAACCATTCGATGAATTACGACCGCGTGTGCAAACAAACGCTCCCATTGGTAACCATTCAAAGGATCATACTTGTGTGTGAGAAGCGCTGCGAAGGATTGATGAAATTGCTGGGCGACCTCAACGTGTGTCTGAAACAGTTGTTGCACTGTTGCGCCAGAATACAGCAACAGTGTGTAAACGGTGTATCCATCGGTTTCTGGTACAATTTGCAGGGCCGTGTTCCAACTTGCATAAATATCAGGCATCCATTGGTTGAAAGCACTCTGAAGCATATGCGGAATGTGTATTGCGTGAGGATCTAAGGCAGCCAGGATGTAATAAAATGCCACCGAGGCGTCACGCGCTGTCCCTCCACGCCGGACCTGGTCTACGCGCACACCATTCTCACAACCACTCAAGTGTAATTCTACATGTGTGTACCGTCCTTGGAGATACACACGGACACTGAGAACAGAGGGACGATCCACGTTGGTTGTTAAGGATAAATAGGGCGGTATTTTGAAACGCATCAACTTCCACGCTTCCATACCGAGTCCATGTTCCGCGAGGGAAAAGAGTTGATTGGGCGGGTGATCAAGTAGCGTTTGTAAATAATGGACAATTGGATCTGCGTTCACAATACCAAAATGATCTGTGTCGGCTGGATCCCAATCCATCTTTCTATGTGTATACAGAAAAGAGTCCAGAACACGAGACGTGGAACGCGCCGTATGGTTCGCGTGTGTACATGTGGCCAATTAATTCATGATTCGGATACAGCAATCTGCCCAGAATGCTGTGGCGTCTTTGAACTCCCACCTGTGACACCCACCCCCGATCCAGTGGCGCGCGAGACGATTTCCGCCACCGAGTATTGCAAAACATGTGGTGCTCCATGTGATCAAGTGTGTAAAGAATGTTTGCGCACGTATTGCCCCCAGTGCCATCCCACGAGTTTGTGCGCCACTTGTGAAATTCGGGGACTCTTGAATGCATGTCCCTGTACAGCAAAACAATGCACTATTCTCTAAACAGACGCTATCGTGTGATCGTGTGTATAAGTTACACACGTCTCCATGGTTGAATTGCGATGCACCCGTCCGCCTCAATCGAGACGAGTGCAGAGTGGTTGAGTGCTGTTTGGGAAGATTGCTCCCATAGTGTGAAACAGGGAGCACACCCTTGTTTTTCATATTTACAATTGAACAGATTTGAAGAGACTTTGAATTCCAATCCCATCAGTGCCAGTGCAGTGGGGTACTGCATGAACAAGGGAGAACTGGTGGACTCCACACGTCGCAGTACGACATCGTCCAACTTTGGACGATACATGGCTGCGAGTGACACAAATGTTGCGCCATCCATCGTAGTGTATAATTTCAGTTTTGTACATACGGTTGCATGTAAGGTCAATGTGTGCTTGGGATGAAAATCAAGTGGGAAGGGTGCGGAAATGTGAAACGTCCGGGAATGCACGACGCACGCCATGCCGCTTGCGTTCCACGTCAGAAACGCCCGCGTGCCGGGCAGGGGCGCAATTTGAAGAGGATGCGCAATTGGCAGTGCGAGGATCGTTTTTTTGGATTGCGTCAAAGGTAGAATAACCATTTCTATAATACGTGTCCAGGATTTGTGTGTCGACTGGAAGACGTGGCCGAGTACAAAGACTGCGGCGCACGCGTGCATTTCCACAGATGCTATATTTCCATGGATGCATCAACTTCGACATCTTCTTTGAATCAGACGACGCAAACCCACAATTAGTTCGATCGTGTAGTTATGGAGGACACCTCGATCTGTTTGTTTTATGGCCAACGAGACCCGAAGACCGGGTTTCTGAGCAACTTTTACCCTGTGTCATTCCCCTACGTTCTGCCTCAATCTGTGGCGATCCATGCCGGTGAACGAGTGCAAGTCGACCACAGCGAGCAAGCCATTATGCTGACAAAGGCTGCACTGTTTGGCGATGAAGTGTCGTTCACTGCCCTTTTGCAACGTGGTCAAAGCCCCGCGGCCTGCAAGAAACTGGGTCGAAATGTGACATCTTTTGTGGGTCGCACATGGATGAAGAATGTGTCGGAATTTGCAGTCCATGTGCTCTACCACAAATTTGGTATGAACTCCGATCTCTGCAAGCGTTTACTTGAAACCGCTCCGGCAACTCTCGCAGAGGCGGCACCGTACGACCGAATCTGGGGCATTGGGCTGTGTGCCACACACCCGGATGCACACACACCACAAAAATGGCGGGGTGAAAATATACTGGGCCGCGCGCTCATGACTGTACGCACAATGGTCGCGGCCACTCCATCACTACACGCACAACCAACCATTCCCATTCTGTAAATTAAATGCATCACTGTCAATTGGGGACTGATAGGGTCAACAATGTATTCAGTCAATACAATGCCAACCCTTTGCCTCAAACTAGGTGTCCTGGATCCCACAGTCGACGCATTGTACAGAGCACGGGTGGTTACACACAACCAAACTGATACCGAGAATTCAGGATTTGATATCTATGTGGCATCCGAGTCGTTTGTACCGCGACAAGCGCTTCCCACCTGTCTTGGAGCCGGGATTCATGCCGAAATGATTGAAGATGACGGGAGTTCGGGGGGATATTGGCTGGTCGCACGTTCGTCCATTTGCGACGTTCCACTTCGCTTGTATAATGCACCTGGTGTGATCGATCCGGGGTATCGTGGACAAATTCGCATGATGGTGACCCCCACTTTACTGGAGGGACGTGGTGTGCAAATCCCCCAGGGTGCGCGTTATTTTCAACTCGTGCATCCCTCCTTGAAACCTTTCCAAGTGCGGATCGTGTCGGAGTTGTCTCCATCTGCCCGTGGCGTGGGTGGCTTTGGCAGTACAGGAAGTGGTGGCAAGGTCACTGTAATCTAATTTCTGTATTTTTGGTCTTACAGTCCTCCCTCCATTGCATCAATTGCGTGTTCGTTAATCAATTGTCGCATCATGCAGTAGTGCATGAATCATGTCCATGTTGGAAAGACAATCACTGTCTTCTGTGGTTGTATCATCATCCGGTGGAGGAGATGAAGAAGGAGAACGAGAACTAGGCAGACTCTTTACAGGGCGTGGAGGTGTTTCTGAATGAGATGCAACAAAACATTGATTACCCATTTTACATAGACTATAACAAAGTACGTGCGTTGTTGGATCCAAACACTCATTCAATGGCTGACATGTATCAATTGACGTTGTATGAAAAATTTGTGGGGGGTGAAAACCCCCCATTGCGGCAAATTGTACAAACACGAACCTTTGCCGCCGGAGGATCGGTCTTGACAAATGGTGACTTGCTTGCACGCATTGACACATGGTATTATTTAGGTCTCTCCGCGGCGGAGGCCCACGCCTCGCGTGTTGATGCATTTAGGAAACTAACACTTGTGCACGCGGCGCTTCGGGACTTGATCAAATCCCGACCCGAAGCTCGGGCTCAGCCAGCGAGTCGCGAGTATCAGTTCGCGGCTCGGGAAGCTGGAATTAGTACAGCGGACCGGAAGGCGCAATACTATGAATATGTTACAGCGCGATTGGATCAATGTGCATATCAATGTCAATCCGCCAGCACACCCTGTCAGTATGCGGCGCCGGATGCCCCCGTGTGCGACAACCAGGCCATTCGACACGCGTTGCGTCAAAAAGGCAAGACCGACCAAATCATTGCCGAATTTGTCATCTTTCTGAATGACGAAGCACAGCTCCAAAAATGGTGGTTCTCGGATGATGATACGAAATTGGAGGAGGACGATTCGTGGGTGGATTTAATGGACAAGGATACACCATACTCGGACTCCGACTCAGAGTCCGAAGAAGATCCTGGACATCGTGATTTGGTGCAGGGGAAGGAAGATGAGGTTCTTTATGCGGAAGAGGATTATAATTTAGGAGAGGAAGATGATTCAGGCAAAGAGTCAAGTTTTGAAAGCAAAGACCACCTTTTGGATGCCTCTAGTAGTTTGGATGACTTCGATGGGGTATAACTTATGTGGTTGTGCCGGGATCTCTCTTCATATGGATGGGTGTATCAATGTATTGTTTTAATTCAGGCCACCAGACATTGTCTGTGAGTGTGGTGGATGGTAGTAATAACACTGGTGATGTCCATTGCGTATCAGTAGCCATTAATTGGTTCAATTGCCTATACCACTCCTCATGGATTTGACAACGTGTGAGGCCCTGGGATGCGGCACTCGTACAGACTACCCCCCCCTGCACTCACCCACAAACACACGGTTGTCTGCTCTACGGCGTGTGAATATCGATTGTGGCTACGATCCCTGGCTTGGGTGTCCATTGAGTACTTTTCAGTACAGGAAGAATAGAACTCAGCCGTGTGCGGAAAAAGGGTCTCAACTCACTCCATGGTAAATCAGCCCTTTCAAAGTAGGCAATCGCACGTTTCTCCAATCGCGGATTCGAAGACGCAGCGTCCCTTGATTGACATCGGAGATTGAGACGACGCGCCAGGAACCGGTTGCCCAAGTCTGCCATATAGGCCACTGGCATCACGTACGTCGTGTAATGGCGCAATCGATTCTTTTTGTCCCGAAATTGGAATTGAAATTGCGGTGAATTTGTCACGCGCGATCCTGAAATAAGACCCATCACTTCTTCCTTCAATTCACGCGTCGCGCAGATGGCTTCGGGTTCCAATCGGTGTGCACCCCCACCAAAATCACTCCATTGATGCGTGCCGTCAGAATCCTGTCCCAGTAGGATACAGGGTGTATTCTCATCATCTGTGGTATAGCAAAGTACAGAAGCGCCCGCACATCGAGACGCCATCTTGAATTAAATACACGATTGTGTTACTACATCGCACGCGCACTCCACGCGCAATTAAATCAATGGAACATTGGTTCTATTGTAATGGGTGTCAACGGCCCGAAGTGCGGGCGCAGGAGTTGCCCTATAATGACGGGGACCAGTTTCTTCACAATTTGATGGTGTGTCCTGGTTGCAACACCTCTCGGTGTCATAATTGCGCAGATGAAGAACATGAACATTTCGCATTGTGTCATGTGTGTGGGATCGCCCGTGTGTGTGTGTACTACAATCATCCCGAACAGGGGTATGTCATCCCGCCAGTACTTGACGCGGAAGACGATCCGAATGCGAACGACCCGCCAATGAATGCCGCCGGTCGTCGTGTCCAGGCCGGCTGAGCGGTTGGAGGGATATGCGCTGAAATTGAAGCCACGTGATTCCGTAAAAGATTAGAGTACTGCAAAGAACAAAAATGAGTCCTTCCACTTTCTCGTGGTCGTTTGTTTGTCAAACGCCTGTTGTACTTGTGGTCACCAATACAGATCAAGAATTCGTGGCAGTACTCACCGATTATTGCGAGTTTCACAACTTACAGATTCAATCCGCTGAAACGGTGTGGTGCGACCCATTTCGTTCAGAGCCTCAAGTGTCCTTTGGTCTTTTCACAGTTGAACCAAGTGGGTTGTTAGGATGCTCGGACGCGGTATCCAAGTTGTTGAAAGTAAGTGTGGATTGCAATTGTGCATTATTCATTCATGTGCACCCCGACTCTTTACACCTCCTTCAGTTCACGCAACTGTCCTTTGATTGGATAATCATAGGTGCCGAAATGAGTCGCCCAACCCAGTTAATTTGCGAAACGCAGTGGGATCTTCAGTCCACAAGTATACCACAAATTGCATTCGTGGGCCATTGGGGGATTCTCTGGGCCTACTCGTTCCAGCCATTGTTTCCATTCACCCTTGGTCGCAAAGGTGCCCGACTGATTGCTTCCTTCAACTAAATGCGTTGCATATTGCAGTCTGGATCAATACTTTCCTGTATCAACAAAAAAAGAGTCGAACGGAATGAGTGTGCCACCCAGTCCCACACTCACTCAACCACCACCCAATGCGGAAGACCCAGTGGATGCATCCTACACAAATTCCTTGGCCACAATTGAAGCATTGACGACGATTCATATTCAATCCATCCAGGCGTGCCATACTGCAACGACTGCCCACGCCAGAGAACAATGTCATGAACGTTTGTATTGGGCCCATCGTCGGTTAACGAAGGCACATGTGGCGGCGCTCCGTGACATCGAAGCACTCCTACCGGATCCCACCTACTTTCGGATTCATTTGGCCGTGTTAATTAGCCAATTTACGCCGATCCCGTCTGTACTCACGCGAGACTACCCACCACTCCACCTGGAAGACATCCTGCAACAACTGTAATCCCATTCATTCATCGTCCCCTGTAAGATCTAAGGGGGTTGCATTAAAGAGTCGAATGCGTGCGTTCGCGAGCGCGATGCGTATATTGTTGACTGGATCACTGTATCCTAATTGGTGGGTTGTCCAATCAATATGGCAATACACACAGAGCAGGCGACATTTTGCAATTTCGCTACGAATCGTGTGGAGTGGATGTCCTTCCATGACAAGTGTACTCACATTGTTCTTTTTGAGTTGAGGGTCGAGATGATCCCAGTCAAACCCACAGGACCCCCACTCTTCCACAGTGTGGGCGCACAATGCACAGTGACCCGCTTGTTGTTTCTGTCGCCGATTCAAGTCCTGGCCCATTCGCACACGCTGATCAAATTGTGTTTTACAAGTCGTACACCGGTGGGATTCAATGGGCTCACCCGGTACAGTTCCATCTGCGCGACTCCACCCGGGACGATCGAATTGATTGCATTCCACACAGGGGTGTCGTTTGATACAGGCACTCCATTTGTGTCGGACTTGGGGTGGAGGGCGCATTCTGCGTCTGCACAAGGCACACAAGAGTGTTCGACGGGTTAATTCATCGATCAACTGTTTCTGTGGTATCCGATTTAAGGGTATCCAGGATCCTGGTTCAAACGAGGAGGAGAGCCATAAATGGCGTGGTGTAGACCACGCGCAACGAGTGCATTTTTTGTGGCATTTGTATGCGTATGTCAAGGTTCGTATTCCCTGTTTACGCAGTTCGTCTAGTTCGATCGCGGAGTAGTCCTCAAATCGCCGCATTGTTGTCATAAGGCGATGGTTTCATTTAATTACAGGTATTCCGCCATTCACGTACGATCAAACCCACATCCACTTTTAAATGGCAATCCGCTTATCCGATCACCAGCAAAGTATTGTGGACGCCGTTCTTTCGGGCCAGAATGTATTGTTTACGGGTCCCGCAGGTGTGGGTAAATCCACCGTGGTCCATGCAATCCAGCAAGCTTTATCGGATAAGGCGGTCAAGTATGAAACATTGGCCTTTACAGGAAAAGCCGCGGAACAAATAAAAGGACGAACCATTTGCTCGTTTGCCTTTAAAGATCTGGGTCGCGGCACAGTGAAGAATTATGTCAAAATGTGGAAAGCCAACAAATGGGCCAAACGTCAATGGACCACCACAAAAGTCATCCTCATTGACGAGATTAGCATGGTGGGATTACAATTATTTGAAAAGTTTGAGGCAGTGGCACGGGGAGTGTTGGGTAGGCCCGCGACCCCCTTTGGCGGAATCCAGATTGTTGCGTGTGGGGATTTCTTCCAACTCCCCCCCATTGATGACCAATTTTGTTTTCACAGTACCGTCTTTTGTTGCACATTTCCCTTTTTGTCCGAACTCGTCACAGTGTATCGGCAAAAAGGGGACCCTCAATTTCTGGAAGGGTTGCATGACATGCGTGTGAATGTAATGAATGACAAAACGTTTCGCATGCTTCAATCACGTGTGGGGTTGTTGCCCCCCGCGGATTATCCAGCAATTCGCATTTACCCCAAGAATATGGACGTCGATCATTACAATTTCTATCAATTGAAGGCGTTGAGTGGACCCGATTCCTGCTTTGATCACGAGTGGTTGCCCAGTGCATCCAACCCAGAATGGCTCAACATGAAACTCTACAATCGAATGATCAAAAATGGGCCATTTGAAAAAACATTGCGCGTCAAGGCGGGTGCCTTTGTCCGTTATACATTCAATACCAAGTCGCTCAACAAATGCAATGGATCCATGGGGATTATTCAAAAGTTTGACCCTGCCACCGGATATCCCATTGTCCGGTTCGCCGATGGCGACACATGTCTGGTGTCCCCTATCCAGGTCAAAAGTGCGGATGAAAGTTGTTCCATGATTCAAGTCCCACTGAAACTAGCGTGGGCAGCAACCGTGCATCGGCTTCAAGGCGCGCAAGTAGACGCCGCAGTGATTGATTTAGGACCCAATGTGTTTGAATTTGGACAAGGTTACACAGCGGTCAGCCGTGTCATATCACTGCAAGGGCTTTATCTGTTGGCGCTGGATCGTGATTCCATTGTGCCGCACCCAGAAGTGGTCGATTTTGTCGCCACCTATCCCCGTCGATGAACGAGTGGGTAGATGTCCTATATTTAAATTCAAATTCAAATTCATGCAATTACAATTTCCATCCATGTCAATGTTCATCAAACCATGAATCTCCTCCCCCAGACTCAATGTATTGTTGGCGCATGGCTGCGTCACTATAATTTGCACGCAGTGCACCTGATCGCCACATTACTGGCGATCGCGCGGGATTGTCCCACCCATGAAAAATGTGTTGTCTTGATGACTGCAATTGGTCATTATCGCCGCACTGTGAGTATTGATCCGACCACGTGTGTGGCGGATGTTGCGTCGGGTGATCGTATGTATGTATCCGGTTTGTTGGCAACACCTTTGAATCCGGCGTCAAAGTTGTGGAATTTAGTGGAGGATGGCGCGGAATTGGTCGTGGTGCCATTTCGATTCCAAGGTGTTGGCCTTGGAAAGTTCTCCATTCATTCAACCGCCATATACTGCATTGTTTGGAACTCGAAGGGTACACAATTTGTGAGTATGACTCGCCAATGCTCAAAACTACACAGTTGGAACACAGTCACAGGAAAGCACGTAGTACTTCGCACACTGAACATAGCTCGCCGTTTCGGGGCCTGGAGTCCGACGGATACTCATTTTGCAAGTGGATGGAATACCTGGTCGGTGCGAATTTTTGACACGACTACATGGCAATGCACACAGATATTGACGGGTCATACTAGTTGTGTGAATGCACTCAGTTGGCACCCAAATCGGACGTTGATTGCGAGTGCATCTGATGACCAAACGGTGCGAATTTGGGATGTGACCAGCCCAATACCTACACGTCCAATTCGTTTGCAACATACTTGCGCTGTGGATCGAATCAGTTGGCATCCAACAAAAAATTGGATCGCCTGTGCATCCTCCGATGCACAAATTCATGTATGGGATGTGACGCGTCAAACTCGTGTCAACACGTTCTGCGCGAAAACTTGGACCACCGCCTTATGCTGGAATCCGTCTGGAACGTATCTTACAAATGGATCCGCAAACGCATCAATCCGTATTTGGAGTTTGACATCCCATGGAGCAACGTGCATCTGCACACTGAAAGGTCACACAGAATGGATCAATGACATATGCTGGCATCCATCTGGCACAATGATTGCGACTTCAATGGACTTTGCAGTTCGCATTTGGACGATTTCTCCAACATTTAATGTAGTGAACACCCGCACATTGTACAACGAATATGGGTCCTGTAACACACTTAGTTGGCACCCACATGGAAACTATCTTTTTGGTGGATCCGTTCGAGGCTTTCTACACATTTGGAAATAAGGAGAGACTGTTTCAATTAAATACAATCACTTCAATAGTGTTGCGACAAATGCATCACATGATTTCGGTTGACAGTGCAATTTGGATGGTGCAAATTCAGTGCGTACCAATAAAAAACGATCCTGTCTTATATTTGAATGGCGAAAGACACGGATGATGTAACAGGTCTCTTTGAATGCAAGGGTGGGGTTAGTATCCGCCAATCAGATTGCACCCTTACACTCCTTCGCCAGATTGGTCGGGGGTCATACTCCACATGCTGGCTTGTTCAGTCTCATCCAAAGAATGGTTCGACACCCCCCCAATTACAAGTGCTCAAAGTGATGAAACTGTCCCCCACCGCAGACCAAATGTTTGTACGTGAAACTGCAATTCATTCATCGCTGAACCATGCACACGTGGTTCAATTTCACACCTGGTTCATACACGACCAAGTGCCTATGTACACAATGGAATGGTGTGTGGGTGGCACTTTATCCACCCGGGTGCACGCGGAACAGCTGGATCTGGCTGAAATTCGGGCGTATCTGACTCAATTATTGGGTGCAGTTGTGTATCTCCATGATGCCCATGTGGTGCACCGCGACATCAAACCACCCAATATATTGCTCAGTGGAACAAACCATCTGAAACTCTGTGATTTTGGACTAGCCACGCGGTGGGGGCCATGTGATACACGGTTGACGAAAGTCACCGGCACACCGAACTTTGTGGCACCCGAAGTGATCCAACGATCGAAACCAGGCTACACCAATTTAGTGGATTGTTGGTCGCTGGGGTGTACGTTGTATTATATGTACAAGGGCCATTCGCTCTACCCTGTCAAACGAGGGGACCGTCGCGCTCTCTATCGCGCCATCCGGAAGAATCCCGTGCCATCACCCCCCCAACGGTGTGTGGGTGTCATGCACCAGATTCTCCACAAGTTGCTCCAAAAAGATCCAGCACATCGCTTGACTGCCTCTGATGGACTCCAATTATTACACACGTCCGACAGTCCACCACTCGCTGTATTGTAATGACCATTATTTTTTTACTTCATCCCCAACAAACCCCACTTGGATGTATGCAGTGATTGGAGAACCTCAAACTGCGGTGATTGAGGGACACTGTGTCATTTATTTGTCCCGGTTTCAATCAAGGTTGATTGCGTCCGCCTGCTCGCTGCACACGGGGCAATGTATGTGGACGGCGTCCACTGATCATCCTCACACGTTCAGCGTCCCCCTCCTTGAGCCCAGCGCACCAATACGATTGTGTGTGTGGACGCGGAATGCCATGAAAGGGTTGTTTATTCAATATGGGTCGATTGGATACTGTATCTTACCGACCGATGGTACACTTCTGTCCCACACCAAATCAGAGCACTCCTTACACAACGGGATTTGCTTCCAACGATGGTTAATCGGGATGAACGCAGCCGGTACTCAACTTGTCGAGTATGAACTACCCACATTCCACAAAACACGGATGTTTCGGTTTCAAACCCCAGTTCGATGTATTGCACGTCCCGCGAAAGATCTCCTTCTGTTGATGGTCCCTGGAACACTCAGTCAATTTAGTATGCGCACGCGTACGTGGGGTGTGAAATACCACATTCAGAACGAACACATGGATCTGGCCGAAGTGCGCATTGGTGGACGCTTTGTATTAGCACGCTCCTCGAACACGGTCTACATTTGGTCTGCCAATGGACACCAGTTGGCAACAATCACAACGACGCAACTTCAAATTCAAGCCTTTGCGCTCTCGAGTATTCAAACAACGGGTGCCACACTTGTTCTACTGGAACAAACCTCCGCAGGATATCAACTGCGATTGACAGCGGTCCAGTGGGGGGGACATCCACTCCTTGGAGACCGCACACTCCGTCTCTCCGCCGACCACCGTCACGAATTAATCGCATCGCTTTTAACACTGACAGACACATTAATCCGTGTCATCGTACTCGTCACATGTAGTTCCATTCAAATCCTGCATGATATCGAGTTCACTTAACTTGTGGACGGCGGTTGGGTCTGGTGTGCTTCAAGTCAGTTGTATTGTTGGAGTGTGTGTGGGTATTTACGTGTGTACGTTTGGGGGGTTGTGGTTGTTTTATTTTCTTCAAATGAATTAATTACTACCATTTGTGAGCAGGGACTCTGCTCTACCACGACACCAGGCAGCATGATGTATGTTGCCGCGTGTTTTTGTGTGCTGTATTATTGGTGGCGTCGAACCATTCGAGTGCGTGCGGAATATCCACCCACTGCGCCTCGACTCATTGGACTGACGGGCTTTAAAGGGGCCGGAAAAGATACAGCTGCGGAGCTTCTGTTTCAATATGGGTTTGTCAAATATTCGTTTGCTGCCCCCCTCAAAAGTGTAGTGGCGGTTGCCTTTGGGTGGGACCGACGAATGCTGGAAGGGACAACTCCGGCAAGTCGCCAGATTCGTCAGACGGTGGATCCCTATTGGTCCCGAATCCTTCACGATCCTACATTCACCCCGGTTCGCGCACTTCAAATCTGGGGAACCAATCTGATACGGAGCCACGTGTCGCCCGATTTTTGGGTCCACCGTTTGATGAAGCAATTGGATCAATTGGAGGGCACCGCACGCGTGATTTGCACAGATGTGCGCTTTCCGAATGAAATTGCGGCCTTGCGCGCGCGAGGGGCTCGAATTATTCGAATTGAACGTGGTTGCAATCCACCGTGGTGTGATGCAGTGTATGCAGACCTCGAGAACCGCGACAGTATCTTGCAGAATACAGAGAATCTGCCACATGAAAGTGAATGGGCGAGTGTGGGGCTTGAAGATGCGCGTGTCATCAACAACGGGACCAAGGCGGAGTTGTTGCAAGCACTGCGCACGGCGCTTGTGAATTAATTGTGGTACATTTTGATCAGCCCATAAAAGAAGTGCACTTCAAAGTTTGTCGCAATGCTCCCCCAACTGAATACTGCATTGTCTCCCACCCGTTCGATCCCCGCATCAATCATTGAAACTTTGATGCATTGGGAAACAGTGCCAATGGTTTCGATTGGAGTGGCGAAGGAGTATTTACAAGCCCTTTTTAACTATCCAGTTGAATTGCTGGAAGTGGCACGTTCGGATTCAGGCAACTTTTGGATCGTGTATGTGGAGAACACTCCAGCCAGAGTGCGGGATGAAACGAAATTGATTGTGATTGGCCAATGTGCAGACACAACCTGGAAAGGACGTGTGTTTCAAACGAAACTTGGATTTGCATGGCAGCAATTTAAAGTGGCGTTTCGAGAGTCTGAACTGGTTGTCATTCACGAGAATTTGTCACTGTGATGCGTTAATTAAATACACAGACCCCTCTATTCAATGGATGATCGGCACGAGTGCAACACCCTCCATGTTGTTTGTGACGTACAACCTTTTGTCGTCCAAACGACGAACTGTCTTGACCTTTCCACACATTGATCCGGATGTACTGGATCCGGTTCGACGATTTGATGATCTACTGCTCAAGTTGCGCCAAACCCTCCTCCAAGCACCCCACCATGTCTGCTTTGGTCTCCAAGAAGTTAGTTTGGAATGGGTTGGCGTCTTGCGTGATTTTTTTCAAACCTATCAGTATTCCTTCATACACGCGTGTTACGGCGACGCGCCCAGTGGGTTTATGGGTGTAGCACTGGCCTTTCCATTGGCCGAAATACGTTCAATTCGTCTGTCGTGTCCTTCCTATGATTGGGGCCACGTACTCGTGAATGCACAACCCACGGTCTCCAGTGTGTGGTACAAACAGCCATTTGAAGCAGTGAAACAGTGGTTGGCCATTCGGTCCCCGAGTCAATCAATCCAAGTGACCCACCACCCAAACCGGGCCATTTTTGGGACGTATGACCAAATTGCGGTGGGAGTGTACCACATGCCAGACATGGGTGAGCATCTACTCCTCCTGACGATTCACCTTGTGCACTTTTTCAAAGCCTTGCGTCAGTATTGCGAGACGGAGGGGGTCCATCAATTTATTGTGTTGATGGACGCGAATTTTACACCATACAGTCTACCGTACTATTTTGTAATCAATTCGTTGTCTGACAATGAGTGGGCGCAATTGGAGGCCGCCAGTCCAGGGATTTTTGAAGATGGCATTCTTGAATTTATACACGGCGCTTTGCACGCAACAACACATGTGTATCCCCATGATTCCATCACATACTGTACAAGTCAGACCCTGCATGATGGTTCAGTCGCAGGATGGAAAATGGATTATATTTGGACCAAGGTGGACCCATCCTTTCTACGCGCCAATACAGATATTGCCCCGTATAGAGACACACCCAATGATCATTCACCGTTACCCAATGATCAAGAACCGTCCAATCATTACATGCTTGCTGCGGAATTACTCTAACTGTACATTCCATACCTGCAACGGCTCCTTTAATGTGCGCGGCGTCCAGCGCGCATAGTCGACGTGTTTGTGTTCAATATCGCTGTAATTCGCATATTGGCGGAACGGATTCCCGCAGATCCACCACCATGAATGCAGTGGAAACAGACGCTTCCAGGCTTGATCAATTGCGTATTGTTTGTATTCCGGTTGCACCATTGTGTTGCTCAACTGATCCACGCAATAGGCCCATACATGGCGCAGTACAGGTACATATTGTTTTCGGATCAAATAGGCAGTGGTGCATTGTGCGTCGGTTAAGGCGCAATACAATGCACCTGGGGTATGATCCATGGCGTGATCATAGATTTCGGACCCACACACGACAACATCAAAGGGTGTTTGAAGAAGTGCTTGAATTGCGCGGTACAAATCAGCGGGTTGCATATCGAGTGTGGCGTCATCTTCTAAAATCAACACGGTGTCCCATTTGGATTCTAAAATGCGATCAAACGCCTTCAGATGACTGAGTGCACATCCTTTACCACCATTGGTGTGGGAGATGGCGTTTATGCGCTCTATATGGGTGGCAAAGGTTTGAAGGTATGCGAGTGTTTGCTGCATTTTCTGTAGACGGTCTGGTCGTGTGGCTAAATTGATGTAGAGAATGGCGTCTAGTTGACTGCCATGGACCGGTCGCTGTGCCGGCACATAGAGACGCGCAGCGTCTTGGACGATTTGGTTCATTTAAAGTGTAGTTTATACAAGGGTGTCACAATCGGAGCAGGGAAGTGCACATCACGCACGGCGGTCCAATGAATCCAATAAATAGATGCATGTGTAAGAAATAATTGCGTTTGTGTACGTCCCGCTGACCCCAAAGGCGGACACGCACCCGATTGTCCAATGGGTCGCCTTTTGCAAATTCATGTGAATGGACAAATAAAGGAGACCTATGAACTACCCCATTGTGCCAGCCGTGCATTATGGGTGTATGGATGTACTGCGAACGATTTACACAACCAACAAAGTGTGGATGTCAGTGAGTTAGCAAATACTGTATTGCAGATGATACAATATCAACGTGTCATTTATTACGAACGGAATACACCATGTCCCTGTTATCGACCCAATGCACTGACCGACGCGGAAATGCGCCATTATTTGACCGTTATAGTACACCAACTCCTTCGATTGACGCAACTGTACCCAACTGGAATCTTCCAACTTGCTTCTTCAGTTTACGCGAACGATTCATGATGGCGTGCCACCAGTGTTCCTCCAATCACTTCCTGTTTCGCATACACATCAATTGTATGTATGGAACAGATTGAATGCACCTGATAATGCATTGAATCGGTAACCTCTAGATCGTCGTATGAGTTTTGTCCGGGCTGCATGAATTGTTGGTGGTTGCGGTACAATTCGTTGGCGCGTGCATAGGCACCCGCCATAGCGTCGTGTTGTGTAGTATACCGCCACACTTTGAATCCAACTGCCATCACCCGACCATCTTGATCCAGTTCAAATTCCTGAACAAACCAACTTGATGCCATTTACGATACCAATACAGTAAACGATTCTCCATTTAAAAAGTGAACGCTATAATAAATCCTACCACAATACTTTGTTTTTCATTCTTCTTCAATGCCCACTTGTAAGAATACCACGAAAGGCTATTACAAAGGCACGGAGCCGAGTCCAAAGGGTCGCGGATATTGCGCTCGTGCGGAAAATGTGGGGAAGCGGATGCGTGGTACGGACAAGCGTATGTGGGTGGTGAAGAGTTACAAAGTGAAAGAGTCGCATGTGAAGCGATGGGCGCGTGTGCCGATGAAAAAGGCGGCACCCTCTGCCAAAAAAAAGCGTCTCACAGTCACCTCATTGAAAGGGGGAGGCGCCATGACGAAGGAAACCGCACACGCGTACCATCGCCGATTTGTGACTAAAATCGCTGCCCTTGAAAACGAAAAACGCACCGCAACAGCTGCCCGAAAGGCCGCCATCGCAGGGGAACTCAACGGACTCAATGCAATGATCAAACATTTGACCACGACCTACAAAATGAAACTCAAGTAAACAAGAATTGCATTCACAGTTGTCATTTTTTTGCACGAGTCTTATAAATTACTGTATTGCTGCCTGTTGACTCAACCACTTGGATTGACAATGTCTGTGGACTGTGTGGGTGAAATGTGTGAATCCTGTGTTGAATTGTTTACAGAACATCCGCAAAGCGTGGGCGAGTCCTATTGTGAGCATCTGACGTATGCAGTTAAAATGGGTGGCCGACTAGTCGGACTTGGGTGTGTGGCGGTGATTCATGGACTGTTTCCCTTTTGTTTGTCTACATTTGTGTCGTCTGAATTACCAACACTGACCACTGAACTAACTGCGCGGGCACATGTCCATTCATCTGGACGACTCCGTGTGCCGCGCCCCCCGTCGCATGCACCCCCACCGCTTCGACGGGTGTACACTGGTTCAAGTGTCGGTTCACCGAATGTGGCCCAACCGGTGGAGGAGACAGAGGCATGAGGTCATAATGCCTTCCATGCAGGCGGCCAAATAACGTTCTGTTCTTTGCGACCATCGCAGTACCATTTGGTTGGATGAACAACATGGGGGATATCCCCTAATATTCCCGCCCACACTGAAAATGTAGAATTGGTTGTAATAAGCCCTGTGCAGGTTTGCATCACATTGAGTTCCTCCCAATCCGATCCACGTTGCACACGCGTCCACGTGTCCACTTCAGTCATTGCTTGAATCATTGGATACACAAAAGACTCCCAATCACATTCCTGGCAAAACAACAATACTTGGCGCACCTTCATTTGTGTGGATATCCACTGGACTGCACGAATATAATAGTCAAGTGGCTGGGCATAATAAATGTGGGCATATTTGGATACATAATCACTATATCGAAAATGGATCCCGAGCGTTCCCTCCTTCATTGGTCGATTCGCTGGGAAGAGTGCTCTAAATTGTGGTACAAAATCGCGTATTTTATTCCAATTTTGAAACCACCCACTCACCACAATGTTGGATGCATCAACGTCACTTTGCTCATCGGTGATCTGTGGTAATCGCAAAATGGCACCGCTCCGACCATCGCATCGCAAATGCGCCAATGATTTGTAAAATGTATCAAAATACGAGTGCCGGTGTGTATCGCCCAAGGATGTATCAATAGTATAGTAATGATCGACAATTCCAACTGAGAGTCCTCGCTGCGACGCAATGCTCATACCGTAACACAATTGAAAGAGTTGATTGCCCAACCCACCTCGAAGATAAATATACAACATCGGAATCCTCCGTTTTTTAAGGAAAAGAGACTTTGTCGCACAGGATCCATTTGTCAAGCAATTGAGCGCGCACTTGGACCCAATAGTCCGATTTACCCTTTTGGTCAATACTTGTGGTCATTTGATCCGCATGATACCGGTAATGCAGTAATACCTGTGGAAGATTGTCAAATCGTTTGAACCGACGTAAAATGCGTAGATGCAGATCATAATCTTCAACCATGTGGGTGTGTGCCGGATTGTAATTGCCGACCTCGTGAAGCGTGGCGCGTCGGTAACACATTGTGGGATGTGCCGCAAACCAATCAATGGGCGCTCGGCGAAAGCTGTCGAGCGTTATATGTAGTGGTAATTGAGATGGTGGGTACCATTTTGCAGTTGTAAATGGACGTATTTGCCCTCCACAGGCGGGTGCCTCGGGATGAGTGTCCATATAATCAAGTTGGGTCTGCACTCGCGTGGGCAGTGCAATGTCGTCGGAATCCATTCGAAACACAAGCTCATTTGTACACCGATGCACGCCTTCCGCGCAGCTGACCCCCACACCACAATTCATACCTAATTTGTGGTACAATACTTGAATGCGGGGTTCACTTGCCATGCCTTGCAAAATGGTTTCCAGTGCCTGTGTACATGCGGGAGAGGATCCATCATTGACCACAACCAACTCAATGCCTGCTTTGGTCGTTTGGGATTGGATCGACTGAAACGCTTCCTTCATAAAATCTATACGCGTGTTAAATACAGGTACAACCATCGATACCCATCGCTCTGGCAGAGGGGTGTGGTATCCAAGAATGGCCGGGTACGTCCCATACCCAGAACCAATACAATGAAACAGCTCGGGGGATTTCACATAAAGCCAGCTCCACACAGCTTGGTCACTGAGAAACGCAAATCGATCCCCTGTTTCACATACCCGTTTCAATTGACGAACCGCATCGCCAAACAACTCACAGAGTTTGTGTACAGTGGATGCATGCACAATCCAGCAACCTGTGACACAGTGCCAATAGGACCCAGGATGCATCGTCTTCTTTTTGTGGTATTCCGGTGTGGCTGTATAATTTAGTTTCGTGGGGTCTAATTGGGTCAGATTGGTTGGATTGGGCCAACTTTGTGGGGGTGGAGGACTACTGCGATACGAACACATACCTATATCATACCATGCAAACCATTTCGTTTGAAATGGATTGATCTTGCACACATCTCGCACCATGGCTATTTTTTCAAGCCAAATGCGCCCCAAATCAACATTGGAGCAATGGATCGGATGTGTCCGGTTCTCACATTCTGCGTGTGAAAGAATTGAGAAATTGGTTAATTGGCGTTGCCATAGAAATGTGGGACTTGTGGACGGTCGACACGCACGAATTTGAAGCGCTATATCACTTGAACAATCCTCCACAAAGACAATCATTGGCGCGTGGATCGCAAGTGAATTGGTCATCCATTCCGTATATTGCCGCACATCAAATTTAGCAGAGGGTAGTTCCCAGAATCCAGAAACAAGCGTGACCATTTGTTTTAAGTGGGTCAAGATAAATGCAAATTCAAGTGTTTTCGCCAGTTCGAACGGGTAGTACACTTGTGTACAATCTGCTTCGTGAGATCGTAGATCCGTCCATTCAATTAGTTAAAACACACCAGTTTTCGACCCGATTTCCACATACAATTGCCACAGTTCGGCATCCTTTAAATTCAATCGTGTCGTCATGCCTCCGATACAACAAACCACTCGATGCACTCCATCTCCATCAAAATGCGCGCGAATACCTGATCCAAGGAGGTGTGGATGTATGCAACCTTCCATCCACTGTCCGCGTTTTGCGATACGAGTGGTTTTCGGTTCATATTGTAGAGTGTATTACCGCGCTCCATATATGGTGTACAACTTCAAAGATTCCATGCCAACCCTTTGACGGACATGCGCTTGCCGACAAATACCAAATCCATCGCATTCAAAAACAAGTGGAGCAATGGTCTGATTTCAGTCAGTATGATCGTCTCACCCATTTCCATGGTCGCCATATCAGTCAATACAAGGGACAGACGGATTACCGCACACTATTGTCCGTGGACCAGATTCAGTCATTACTTGTACCATCGATTCAATCCATTTGCACGCAGTATCAGTATCCTGTGTCAGTCGTGATCTGAAATGCCAATCCATTCAGGGGGGCAAATGTCGTCGGGCCCATCCGCAACAATCCCTGCACTTGGATGGGCTTTAAATGCTGGTGTCCACCACACAGTTGGTCGAACCACCATTTTTGTGCTGCGTGTTGGGTCACCCAGTAATGCAGCCCAATAAGAGAAACTTGAATTCGCCGTTACAATGGCTCCACATTGCGCCATACAATGAAACTGCTCCCAATCACGCGTGCAAGACGGCCGTTCAAATGGACAAGTCACATGGCGCGCCAACGAGTGGATCAATGGTTGAATCCGATCGGACCAGTCGATTTCCTCACAAAACACCAGAATACGCTGCATGTCTGGCCGGGCCGCCAGGATCGCGTCAATCGCACGCCGGTAGTACGTGCTCGAAAGAAGGTGATAAATCGCATTATACGGGGGTTGGAGATAATCACCTTGGCGGAAATGCAGTGCGATCGTCTGGGGTCGTGCACGGCCGGGCATGTCAATCAATTGGGCCATTCGAGTTATACCTGGTTGCACATAAGTCCATTTCTGAAAATAACCCCGCAGCAAGACAGACGGCCACGCGTTGGCGACATGCGGCGCCACATCCGTCACGGTTGGAAGATGGCGCACACGCGAGAGTGGTGTGGAATTACACCAGGACGCGAATTGACGGAGGATTGAGTCAAAGTAGAGAGGACGTGAATTGGGATGGTTGTACAGATGGGTTAATAAATGGATCGGACACGAACCGGAAGAACGACGGGTGGACAGAGTGAATGCATAGCACACCATAAAGAGTTGGTTACCCAGCCCTCCCGATAATTGCACCCAAATCATTGTATGAAACACACTACTTTTATACAGCTTCACAAGAATACGATCCTACTGGCAACGCGCGAATTGCCAACAACTCGGCTCGTAAATTGCCAGTCCTGGGGAGCTGGTGTCCTTGATACATGAACTGATGAATGGTCGCGGAATCATCCACAAATCGTACAAATTGAGGAATCGTGATACTGGGTGGACATTTCCAGACTGTTGGTCGTGATGGATAAGTCGGATCCGAGCACGATACTGCGAGGGTCATACATTCGGAGGGGGTCCATTGTTCTTGAAGATCCACTGAAAGTGCATAGAGCATCCTGGTCTGTGTGGATGCGTTGAGTGGACTGCTTCCTTGTATGCGTCGCGAAATTAATTTCTAGACGGCCATCGGGGCACGAATGCGCGGGCCTGGCACATAATTGAGAAGTGCGAAGTTGTCTTCTGTAAACTCCCCCACTGTGGCGGGTGTGCCCGTGATGACAAGTGTTGGATAGGGAATCACGCAGGTCTTGAGATTGGCGCATAATTGCGCGGCCGCGTCCAAGTGGGAGTGGTACAAATGCACATCTCCAAACGACAGGATTAATTTGCCGACGGTCAACCCCGCCACATGCGCAAACATGTGCAAGAGAAGGGCATAGGATGCGATGTTGAAGGGGACACCCAAAAAAATATCGGCGGATCGCTGGGTGAGTTTGCCGCACAGAGCCCCCTCGTTCGTCACATACAATTGAAACAAACTATGACATGGATGCAGCACCATTTTTTGCAAATCCGCCACGTTGTGCGCACTCAAAAGGATACGCCGACTTTGAGGGTCTGTTTTCAATAAGTGCTCCATGGCCGCAATTTGATCCACCCCTTCACCTGAATAATCGACGTCGCATCCTCGATAGGTCGCTCCTGCGTGGCGCCACTGAAAGCCATACATCGGACCCATGTCACCCACACGATACTCGGGTAATCCACGCGCATCGAGAAACGCCCGTGTCGTGTTGTCGTCCCAAATGGGTACCCCGCGGGCTGCTAAGGAAGTGGCATCCGTCGATCCACTCAAAAAGAACAACAATTCACGTAGTACCATGCGAAAGGGGACTCGCTTGGATACAAGGAGGGGAAACCCTTTGGTTAAATCAAATTCGAGTTGGTTTCCAAAGTCGCTGTACGTGCCCACGCCTGTCCGATCCCCCCGCACGCGCGACATGGGGCCCACGCACTCGGATTGTCCACGCAGCGACTCGACAAGTGACAAATAGACCTTCTCCCCTTGATTGAGTTGAATGGTGGGGTATGTGGGTGCTTCAAGAAAATGGCGCACATACTGAAAGACGCGGTACATAGATCCATGCGTGACCGACGCAATCGATGGGTGGTGGGGGTCAAAGTCCGCCGCATCCGGGGAATTGAGGCGGGCTTTCTCCGGAGTGATTTTCGTATATGTAATAAATTGATCACAATCAAATGTGCCCTTCACTTCTGTCCAATACGTTGTGGCCCAGTTTAATTGAAACGCTTGTTCGTAAATAGACTGGCCGCCAATCACGAACGTGTTGTGAATGGAGGGTGCGACTTCACATTCAAGAAGGGCGTCGTTCAAGTCGGACATCCATTCCACTTGCGTGGGATACTGGGCGTCTGGTCCCGATGGTACTGTGCGACTTAGTATCACATGGAAGCGGCCAGGTAAAGGTTTGGATCCAATGGATTCCCACGTGCGTCGACCCATAATGACTGCATTACGAATTCCCGCGGTTGGAACACTGGATGTAATGTATCGAAACAATTGTAAATCACCTGGTATGTGCCAAGGAATGGTACCTTGTTTCGCGATCCCCCGTTGGGCATCTGTGGCGAGAATAATCGAGAATGGCATTGTGTGACACTTGACGAATCGAAAGGCATGATTTGTAAGTGTACACCGTAATTAGTTGACAGTGGAGGTGGTAAAGCCAACTGTATAAGTATTAGTGCTGGTGGTGGGTGCCCATTGCCCCGTATAGTCCTGTACATTAAGGGATGTGACGGCATCTACTGTTTCAATTCGGATGTCACCAGTGCCTCCAATCAGTTTAAAGGACGCGGTTGCTGTATCGGGATCCACATAATAAACGAGCGCGGGCGTGCCTGTGCCTGTGTCGAGGGTCCACAAATATAAGGGTGTAGAAGTGTTAATCCATGTGGTATCATGCGCCGCGGATGTGCGGACCGCAACAATGTCCGTGGTGAGTGTGTATGTACCAGTGTAACTATCTTCAAACGAGACGACGGTATCGGCCGCATCAGTCACACTGATGCTGTCAAGTTGAATGGTATTGGGCAGCACTACTGGCACCACTGGAATTGCACTTGGTTCCGCGTCTGGACTTTTAGGCGCCTCCCCCACCTCATTTGCACTTGGCCCAGTAGTGTTCATTTGGAAGATATTTTTCACTTGTTGCGGGGTGATCCATTGAAGGTATGTGAAAAGGTACAACATAAATGTGGCAAGCCCGATCAAGACGACAACACAACTGGCAGCAATGAGCCACAACATGTTCTAAGTTTATTATAAGCCCCATTGTTTTTTGTCTCTCAGTATGGCGCAGTTTAATGACCTTGGATGGTCCGACCTTGAACAAGTGCCTCCAGATACGACAGGGGTTTCACATGTGGGGCGGGTATACTTGGGGTACTTGGAACGGGTGGTGACGTGATGGGTGGAGCGATCAGTTGCAGTCGTTCGAGAACCTCCAACAGGACAGTATCGGTTTGATCTGTGGTGTCTTCCCAGGGCGTGATACAAATCAAATTGTTGGTCCAATAAAACATAAGGTCCAAATTGTCGTCGACGAGACATACATTCTCCGCCGTCATTCCAACCCGCTTGCCCATTTCATGGGTCCACAATTTGTGTAAATCTTTGAAATACGGCACGCGGTGGCTTGTCGTTGTGTGAGTCCGGTCCCACGTGAAGAGCAATTGGCTCCGCAATTGTGGATTGACGCGCTCCAATCCTGTCAGAAATGTGTGGAGCCATTCCGTAGTGCCCGCTGTCCAAATAGAAACTGTTTTGAAACTTGTTACACAGGCTTGTAAAAAGGCTATGGCATGTGGTCGTAAGTACATGTAAAGAGGATCGCCCGATTCAAACAGTACATTCAATGGAGTCAATCCAGTATGTGTTGTGGTTTCACCTACAAGGAGTGTATGGTCCAAATCGAGTACAATGTGCTCCATTGGAACAGGGTGCGTTGTAATTGTACGACACGGGGTCAATTGCAAAGTGTATTTAATTTAGGTTGCCACTGTATCCACAGTGGTTCAACCACAAAAAGTTTCACATATCATACAAATGGCGATTGAATACAAGTATTATGGCCATCACACCGATCAACACTAAATCATAGTAAAAATCCTGAATAGAGGACGCAGTCGTCAAGGAGCAGGTCATCTTTTGAAGTTTGCACCCAATTTGAATTCTATTCAATTTCTTGAATTTAAAATTTGAAGGAGTCCATGCAAGATCGCATATGTCTTCTATTTCCAAACGGTAATGCCCTTTTGATTTGCGCATGCGAGATATTTTCCACAACGACTCCACATGAGTGTGGTGGCGCCATAATTGTCTTTGTGCATTTTGTTCAAGTGAGGCGTGTCTCCACAGTTGCCCACGTTAGTTGTGTGTGTTGCATTTGTGGTCCATGTGTGAACCATTGTCCCATACGATGCACTTGCAATCCACTTCCTACTTGGATGCCAGCACACGTTAGTCTGTGGGGTCACAAAGTCGTGAACGATTGGATGTGTACAATGTGGCCCAAGTGTGTAGTTGGCTGTGTCCCAAATTCGAATGATAGTGTCCATACATCCACATGCCAACCACTTTCCAGACGAATGCCAACTCAATGACGTCACATATTCATCCATTGGAAGTGTCTTGATACATGTTTCCTTGGAAATGTCCCAAATTCGAATCTTGTCGCAGGAACCCCCACTCACAACCCAATTTTTCCATGGATGCCAGATCGCAACAGCAATCCATGAGCTATGACCCCTGAGAATAGCAGTACATGTGCCAGTGGTGTCCCAAATTCGAATCGTCAAGTCATGCGATGCACTGGCAAGGTGTGTGCCCGCAGGGTTCCATTGGGCCGAAGATACATGGCCGTGATGCGCTTCTAGAACATGTACACATCGCCATGTAGTTGTGTTCCAGATTCGAACGGTACCGTTGACTGCTCCGCTTACCAGCAAGTTCTGTATTGGATTCCAATGTATTGCAGTAATCCAATAAGTGGCTGTTTGAAGCGTGATTATACAAGTGTGACGTGTGATGTCCCAAATTTGAATGGCCTCTGAATACAAGCCACATGCCATCATTGACCCATCTGGAGACCAACAAAAGGTGGAAATGTCTTTCTTCATGTCGAGTGTATATATCTGCGCGCCTTCAAATTCGCGCAGAACTAGCGCCAGTTGGTCGCCATCCTTCACTTGATTCCACAAAAAAGAGGCAGGATTCAATGGTGTTGTGTATTGGCCCACCCTGTAAAGGGTGTGACCCTCCGGTGTACAATCCACCACTTTCGTCGATTGGTCGATGTCAACTGTTTTCAAAATGAGTCCCGCGGGATTGACAAGCGTGACCGCTTTATAAGTATATTGGTCACCATCCCGCAACACTGTATCGCCTATTAAACACGCCACATGATAAGCGGCATAATCATTATAAGTTTGAAGCCATTGAGCCAGGACACAAGGTAATTTCATCTTGAAATTGGCATGTGTCAATTTTTAGATGAACACCAATTCGATCACTCTGTCACAATATCAGACGTATTGTCGTCTAAGCGTACTAATCCTCCTTCGAGTGTTTTTGCACAGTCAGACTCAAAGGTTTTTGTAACATTGGTAGCAAACTTATGAAAATCGATTGCATTCATTGAACCATCTTCTACGGGCAAATATTTAACCATATTCACAGATTGGTTTCCATAGTTGATGCATGTACCATGATGAAATCGAAAGATGTCCGAGTCATTTGCTTCTAATTTATTGATCGACATTGAAGAGTGTCGAAGTGACGGAATCATGATAATTGCGGGGAAATCACTTATGTGAAGGGATGTGTGAGTTTGATCGTCATCCACATCGGAATCGGATGGGGCAAATGCGTATGCATAGAAGGATTTGGCATTGGGCTGCACAAACATGTGATGAGTTGTATCTTCTTTATTTAAATTATGTTTAAATTCGACCATGTTCATGAAACGGGTGCAATTGCCATAATTCCAAAATCCCGGGGGACGATGTTGTTGAACCATAAACAATGGGTTATCTTGATACAACTTGTCATTATCAGCGAGGATGTCGTCCCAACTTCGTGGAACCCATCCCATCTCAGCCGCTAAGTTGCGGACACGTTCTGCGCCGACCATACACGCAACCGCCGCAATTGTGGTAACTGTCAAACTGGTTCCAATTAGAGTCCAATTCGTTCCCCCGGATTCAGGATTTGTGCCATTGCGGTCGGCGCGGTCATCTGTCGTATTTGTGCCAACGGACTCGTTTGTGCCAATGGGGTCGGCGGGCCCGCCCGTCGTATTTGTGTCAGGGGGGTCGCCTGTGTTAGTGGATTCGACGGGCCCACGCGTCGTATTTGTGCTAGAGGGTGCGATGGTGGCATCGACGTAGCCATCCGTCGTATGTGTGCCAGTGGGTTCGACTGTGGCGCTCACGCGGCCATCCGTCATATTTGTACCAGTGGGTTCGGCATCGACGTGGCCATCTGTCGTATTTTCGACATTGGATTCGGCCTCCTCGTCAAGAATTTCGGTAGTGGATTCCACCGCGGGTACAACTGCGGTTGCTACATTTGATCCACGCTCGACCACCGCGAGACGCTCGAGCACCGCAGTCATGTTTATATTACGATTACCCCACAATACCCCGTTTACATGCAATCCTGATAAAAGGATCGCCATTGTAGAAAAACTAAACATAAACTTTGGGCCACCGCCACTAAAATTGTGTGCAACTTCGCCCGCTGAACGCATAAACTTTATTATGAGAGATGGATCCGATTCATACATATTGATAGTAGGTTGAATCGTGTTCATGAAGTTTTGGAAGTTTTGAGCTAATTCTGATTTAGATTCCATACTAACCCATAATGACTGGAACATTGGCTTGTCAAACACTGCATTATATAGTAAACTGTCCTGCTCAGTGTATACTGTGTGGATGCCATGTGCACGAATCATAGCAGTCAATTGTGTTGTAAATGGTTGCAAGTAGACATGCACAGATGGATTGCGGATTTGTTCTAATCCTTGTAGCACTAAATTAGCAACAACAGTGGAGTTGTTAAATGCAAATATTTGTGAGGGAGTCCACGAATACTCAATGGTATAAATTTCAACCTCAAACAATTCATTGTTTGTCTTATGTGATGCTGGGTTATCTTTCTGCAAATTTGATGTCGCATAATCGTATATAAAGCGTATGTACCAAAATGCAAGATCAATCTGCTCCTGTGTCACATCATGTAAATAGTTTGTATCCTTGCCATTCTCCAATCTATTGGCATGCTCATATAATGATGTTGCATTCAGAGGGTGCAGCGCAAACAGCGACAGTAAAGCCCCCCTTTTCGTATCTTGATCTGGTAGCTTTTGAATTACGTCGAAACTTTTAGTAATTGCATCGTTGTATTGAGCTGCATTGTTTTCAGTTGCATTAGTGAACTCCTGTAAGCTGGATGGATCGGCGGTAATGGTAGTGGATTCATTGGATGTGGTTAGAACAGTACCAGTTGCTGTCCCATTGTGTGGCACGTCTTGAGCGGAGGCGACCCCCGTTAAGGATGCATTTGTAGTATTTTCGACATAGGTACGATTGTCCAAAGTGGTGTTACTCGGGTTATCGTAAATTAGTACCCCTGGAACTTCTGAACCTACAAGTAACTGCTCCATCATAAATTGTTCGACTATATCCGGGATTGACGTGTATGGCACCATCGCCCTGCCAGTCCAATTATCAAGCATAGTTATTGGAATTGATTCTTGATGATTCAACAACCAGTTATATGTATAAGTTGAAGTCCGGTGACGCTGCCAATCAGCATATGTGTCATGGAGTCCTTCTACTGTATAACCATTAACCACATCAGTTAGTGTTGATCCTTGATTATTTAACAGGCGAAATGATTGAGTTGGAGGTGTAATCGTATTGCGGGTCAACACATCATCTAATGACGAACGTGCTAAAACCCCCAAACTGATCATTTTCAGTATTGTGCTTGTTGTTTTCTTGCGTCTGGGTGGTACCAATCCTTGCAATATAGTACCAATATCCGCATCCAAATCCACCAACTCCGCCCGCACAAACTCCAAGGTATCCTCCAGTGGAGTCACAACACCATCCACCCCTCCTCCAAATTGCACATCATCGTCGCCCCGAACATCACCACCAAACATCGCCTTCACCACCCTTTCCAAAGTCGCATTCACCGCATATCCAGATTGCATTAATTCACGCGCATCCTCTTGCAAATCCACCGGGTACGCTTCGAGTGGCCGCTTCCGGAGAAGTGCAATGTTCCCAAAGGCGGTCATCATACGCGGCACATTTTCTCCATACGTGGACATCGGTGTATCATTCAACACAGACGTTGCAAGGAAGAAATGCACCAATGATGTCGTGTACGATCCAGCTCGTTGCATGGCACGCTGAAAGGGAGACGTGGTGGACAATTGTACTTCGGGTGGATCGACGTTATCCCACATCGTTGCCAATAAATGAGCAGATCGTTGAATCCCATTTTGATTTGTCGATTGATACATTGTCCATGAATACTCCCCGCTCGTCGTCACGGACTCATCGGGTGCGTGTAAACCGTCTGGCCTGTCCTTCTTGTGGTACAATGCATACTTGGGTGTATAGTCCAGAACAATGTCTGGGTCCCATTGAATCGCATACAACGCCGTACGCAGGTCACTTTTAATACGTTGAATCGATTGAATACGTGACTCGTTGATAAAGGCCTGTGCAGGTTGCGTGCGCCCATATCCGGTGGATTCCATAGTTCCAAATTGGACCCATTGTCCCACACGGGCGTGCGTGTCAAAGTCCCGAATTGGACCGTCCTGCACAGGCAGAAGTGTGTAGGGTGTTTGACGAGGTTGTGAATTGGGATGCAACGCAAAGTGAATATGTTGACGTGCCCGGATGGCCCAGTCATTTGTGTGTGCTCCTGGGAAATTCGATGGGAGCAAGCCCACCTCTTCCACTGCAAAGAGGTTGTATTCTAACTTAGTCTCAGACCTAGCAATGAAATTGCGTGCAACATTTAAAATATCGGTTGTCTGATACATCAAGGGAGCGGAGGCATCCGGGAATGCTGGCGCAGGATGGACATTCTCAGGATAATTCGTATCGCCCTTTGTGTAAAACCAGCTGCGAAAACAATGTCCACTTGTCAATGGAAAATAGTAGACCGGATCCTCCACACCCTGCACAATCAATTTATACCCAAAATCGCCATTCTCACATTGGATGTGTTGCACAGGATGCTCGCCACCTTGGAAAGAAGAAGAAGAGGGAACTGGCAAACCACCACCCATAGACATGCGGAAGGGTTTGAAGGGGGGAGTACTCATCGCACCACCAAACAGTGCTGTACGGCGTTTCCAATGGTGAGCCATGTTGTTTCTTTTTATATGGGGCATGTATTTTTTTGAACTGTGTCACTCCAAAAAAGAAGCAATTGAATCGAGTGGGTCGCTTTCATGTATTGATTTGTATTTTACATCCACCCGGCTGCGCCGATTCGAACCGTTGTTGTAAACAATTGATGAAGGAATGGGACGTCTGAAACACGCGCTGTTTAATCTGTGCACTTGTTTCGGTTTTGAGTTCCACAATTGGTTCAAAGTGCACTTTTCCGGACCAAAAGATGAACAAGGTCCATGGACCACGGTTAAAATTTTCCACGCCACAAAAGATGGGTTCTTCACGCGACGTGCCATTAATAAAAAGAAGATTCAGTGACAAGGCCCACGCGGCGTATTTCACCGTCCAAATATTGGCCCATTTGGAGGGACTGGCGAGTTCTTTTTTGACGGTAATCCAATCTGGTGCATCGGTCGTTAGTATGTCTTTCATTTCAGTTGTGAATGCATGGTTCAGAAACTGTGCAAACCGCGGTTGAGTGATGGTTTGACTTAGGTATTGCCGCAATTGGATGCCAATTTGTTCGAAATTGTGGTAGAATTTGTCTGCGGGGTATCGATTGGGAACATGGAAGGCGAGATGGACTGTATGGGCGGGGGTTGTATGATGGACTTCTTCATCCGCCTTGACGAGATTTTGGTTTGTGGGGATGGCCAAATAATAAGTAATCATCTTGTCCTGGACTTTGTTACGGTAGACAAGGAGGGCGGCAACCGAGTGGAAAAAACACGATCCATTCCCCCAAATGTGTAGGCGGCGGAAATGACGCGCCTCCGCCTGTCCACATTGAAATGTGTCGAGCGCGTGGGGTGGTAATGGAAACGTCTCAAACATTACAAGTTGTTCTTTATTACAGGATCTTAAAACAATGATCCGAACTTCGCGGATGTTGTGCCACGCATTCCCATGGAAGGAAATGTAGAGGATGAGGTGGACGAGGTGGACGAGGAGGACGAGGAGGACGAGGAGGAGAAAGACTTGGATGGTGTCTTGCGTGGTTTGGTTGGTTTGGCGGTATTTCGGGTGGCTGATTTGGTCATACCTGTACGATATTCATCATACGCTCCGCGCCGTGCAGCGGGTTGCCCCTCCACAATCGTTTCCACACATGGGTCTGGTTCCACTAGATCGGGATCACTGTGGGACGAATGTTCCAGTACATGAACCGCTTCGCGTGGTTCCACGTTGGAATGCAGTGCATACATTCGTGCGCTTGAAATTTCGGAATTGCGCACTTCTCGGACTTGGATGTGTCGTTGTATATACTTGCAATATTGAACTTGCGTACTTTCTCGGGTTCCTTGTAGACTGGGGAGACATTGTTTGAGCGTCACGAGTGGATCGGGTGCCATTGGAATGATGCCACCAATAAATCCATGTTTTCCTGCCTCAATGCGCACTTGGTCCATATAGCGACGCATCCCTTCTCGATAAAAGCAAAAAGCGAGTGCGCACGGCCATTGGCAAAAAAAACCAGTCTTGTCAATCTTTCGTGCACCTGTGGCACAGGTTTGATGCACAATGTTTTTAGCGGGAATGGGAATCCAGCATCGTGTTTGTGGGGTGACGACACCAAAGCGGCACCACCAACATTCCACTGAATAGTCTTTCGGCAAGGGTCCACCGGCCACTGTATAAATGGTGGGGATACGCGTCGCCATCGTCGTCGTTGTCGTTCATCCGATGTGGGTGTCTTTTTTTGAATCATGCAATTAATCGTAGATGCGTTAAAACTTGCAAGTTGTTCATTTCTTTCAACTTGGTATGAAAAAAACTCGCCTTTCTTCATCCCCAATGTCGTCCTCCCGGTTTCCCGCCCCCTCGCGCTCCTCTCGCAAAACGAAAAAATCCAGCACAACCGTGTCGACTTCACGTGCTGCCCAGCCCTTCGATTTGTTTCAAGATTCGATGCTGGAGGAATTTTACCACATTTTCCGGGATTATGCCAATGACATTTTGAGTCTTATGCAGGAACACACTGTGAGCGAAGTCAAGCGGGTTCTGCGCGAGCAAGGATTGACCGAGGTGAGTTCGAACGACGACGCATACAAGCGCGTTTTTGGCAAAGTGTGGCGGCATTTTCTCAAGCACAGTCGGTCGTGGGGGAAAAATTTGCTTGACAAGGAAGTGGTGCGTATCCTGAAAGGAATGGCAGGACTTGTGGCGGATCTTGAATCCGATTCGGATTCCGATTCGGACCACGACGACGACGACGATGACTCCGACCCACTCGCGGAGGATACAACTAGTGCTTCCGAGCTGAGTGTGTACCGGGACACACTGGCCACGTATCTGGAATATGCGCGATGGTCGTTGATGCATTCGCTGACCAATTCCGACACGGATCCCGTGGATGATATTCCAGTGGTCCCCGTGTCTGATTTTGTGTGTTATTTCATTGATGAACTCACACGCCAGCGATCTATCAAGAAGAATTTATTTCTGGGCTACGACGAGCTCAACCAAGCCGCCGTGATCAAACCATGTATTCTGACGAGTGTGCGCCGCACCATCCCACAATCTGTGTATCAGGCACTTTTGGCAGCACGCCTCCAGTTCTCTCGCACACGCCGGGGTCGTGGTTCCAATTTGTCGACTCGTCCTCCCCCCTCGTCGCGCAGGTCCCGCACCCCGTTGGTTCGCGCCAGTGACCAATTTGGGTCGGATATGATGAGTTCGCGCGCTGTGGCCGCACGAATCAATACCAACCAACTGCGCAACACTATGTCTTCGTCGGCCAGCACTGTCTGTGTGCCGACTACCCTTCCCGCGGTTGATTCAAACCCAACAGTGGTGGAAGAACCTGTCGGTACGGAGGAGAAGGACACGGCGAAGGACGAGGAGAAGGGAGAGTCGGACGAGGGGGGCGAGGAGGAAACGGAGAAGGCTGTGCTGAAGGGAACGACAGATGCTATATTGGATGAGCCAAATGATGTGCGTCGTGTCGACTTGGACAGCATGCACACAATGGATTACCGCTCGTCGTCGTCGTCATCCGCGTCCTCAGCCCCCGCCAAGGCATCACTGAATAAGGGACATTTGCGAAACATTGTGGACAATCGCGCCAACGCCGATATTGAGACGGGTGTGCCTACCTTTCGTTAAGTGTCACTCATGACTTCATTGTTATGGCTTTGCGCCATTGAGCTCGCCACATCCTGGTTGTATGTGCCGCTGTACGCCACACTCACACCCTCGCTTTACACGATCACGGCTCTGTGGAATGTTGATCTTTTTGTGGTGGGCTTTCTTCTGTTTATTCGGTATGGTTGCCCCAAGATCACATGGACAAGTCTACTTTGTCGTAAATGGGTCAAATTGGTCTGGGTTGCACTCGCACTGATATTGCCTTCCGAGATTCCAGATATCGATCGTTACTATTTAGGATGCCTCCTGCTTATCAGTGGATTGGATAGTGCGGTGATGACTATTGGGATACATTCCATTTGGCGCAATTTCACGGGTCGTCTGGGTTGGAGGCAATGCGACAAGTATTTGCGAGTGTCCCAAATGATCTTGGCGTCTTGGATTCTTTGCATTGTGAGCGGTGTCCTGCCTCCTTACACACTCTTATTTGAGACGCATGTGCACAACCAATCGTGGATCTACACAAATTGGACAGATCTGATGCAAAGTGAAACTCTGTTCTGGCCCGTTCAAATCGGAGTGGGTCAAGTGTGCGCGGGAATTTTTTTGTACTTGTCGAATCAAGTGGAACATGCGATGGATGTGGCAACCCGGGAGTATTTAACAGGGGAGTGTCTCCCATTGTCTACACCAAAATGGGTGGGACATATTCAGATGTGGACTTCACTACTTGCATGTGTTTTGTGTGGCACGAGTGCATGGAAAACCCTTGTAGGGGTTGATCGATTGGATACGGTATTTGCACAACTTGTGTATCCCCTGGCTGTCATCCTGTGTATGGTCACAATTGTAAGTACACTTGTATGGCTGGGTCGGGATCAGAGGACGTGAGAAGTGCACTTACGTCAAGTTTAGGGAAAGGACACGCATACGTTCTTCAAGGGCACGCGTCCGGTCATCTTGCGCGCGCATTCGGTCGTCTTGTTCTCGCAAGCGGGCCGCCTGGGTGCGCAAATCATGTTCTAACGATTCACAGCGATCTTTTAATCGTTCGACTTGAGTGGACATGGTTTGCACTTGTGCATCCAATTCTTTGACCCCTCCAAGACACACAGCGGAAAGGCCATCATAATTCACTGCCATGTAGTGTTTTTGGTTGGAAGGAACCTCAACAAGTTCCGGAAACACAGGGAGAAGCTGATGTGCCATTACGCCCAATGTTGTGTCCTTGGGTGTATCAGTTCTGTAATAGTAACTGTATACATCAATTTGTCGAATTCCATTCAAAAATTCAGTCCGCTTTGTGTGTTTCAATTTGGCGCGCCAATCCGAAGTGGTCAGACGTGTATTTGCTCGAAGGCGGCCAGCCCACAAAGTATTTTTACATGCAAGATCCCCTTCACAGTATATGGTCGCATTCACATAATCACCTGGTCCAGTAATGTTGGCATTGGGTGGCGCAGGGCTGGTCTTCCAAACCTGTAGAGTATTTAAACTAAGGTCCGATGCCACACTTGCAGTGGCAGAGGTGGATTCCCACAACAACGACGCACGGTCGGACATGATCGATTGGTCTTTGTCTTCATACGGTGCTTTTTAGAATAGTTCATTTTTTTGTTTTCAACCCACTTTGCGAATGACAATTAAGCAAAGTAGGGAGTTTAAATTAGTTACCCAAATGAAGAGACCGGCTCGTCGCAATCTGTATCATCCCAACCTGTTTCATTCGTCATGGTCAATTGGGGCAGCGAAATGAATTCCGCGGCCCCTCCTGCGATCCCCCCTGGAATGGATGGATACATCGCACCAGAGAAGTCGCCCAGTGAGGAGAAGGAGAATGCATCCACACCCACTCTGGCTCCCCTGGCTTCACGTTCTATACCATCCTACATCACCGCGCGTCGTTGTATTTGCGGCGGATGCAACCAGCGTATGCTCTCCACCATTCAAAGTCAATTGTATGCGAAATTGTGTTATCAAATTGGCACTGTGCCAATTCGAGTCCCGGAACTTGCAAGCACGATCCAGCCGTGCATGCCTCTCTGTGCGTCGTGTCAGGTTATTCCAACGGAGGAATCCATTGCCCATGCATACTATGGGTTGCTTGTTCGGCTGGGTATCCTCTACACTGCGATCCGCGCAAACCCAAACTACAAGGAATCCGCCAACCGTGACAAATGGTTCAGTGCTCACATTGAGCGAGCGAATGCATTGTATTATTGTTTGGCGGGTATTGAAATGGACTACGAAATGGCGCATTCAACTATGAACCGGCAAGAGGAGATCCATGCATTTAAGTCGATTCTGCGGCGCGTGGCGGTACCTTTGCCATCCCTGTAATGCGTGTAAAAATTAATTGCGCACTTCCAACCCATTTCAAACACAAAGGAGTGACCAGAAAGGATGTTTACGTCCTCCATTGTGCGCACTCTAAACAAACTACGCGGAAAAGCCGATTCCCGTAAACGGGCGGGGCGTGGTCCTGTCCCGCCACCCCGCCCCGCCTCGAATGCTTCTTCCAGAAAACGCACTCATTCGTCGACACGTCCATGTGTCAATACTCCTTCCCACAAACACACTCCAAAGTCCAGTGCTCCTCCCCCCACTGCAACGGCCCAAATTGCGTGGAGTGAGCCAACGCAGCGGTGTCTTGAATATGCACGCGCGCATTATGCACAGTTGGAAAAGGATGCATCCATCATGGATGGGTGTCATCCAACCGACACTTTGCGAATGAATTTACACAAGCAGCACCTTGCACAATGGAATAGTCGCATTCGCCGACTTGAAAAAGATCTCAACCGACATGTACAATATTCGACTCGGTACGCCGCCACCCACGACAAAGGGCACCCCGGCGAGGCGGTTCCAACCGATGTAGACATCAATACTGTGTATATCAACCGGTGTCTCCATTGTGGCGCAAAGGCGTCTATGAAAATCAACACGAGTAAAAGCACGCAACAATGCTCTCAATGTTTCCGCGAAGAAGCGTGTTACGATGTGGTGCACACCACGGGCGATCGTCCAATGACATCCAAGCAAAATCATTACTACCCCGAGAATCATTGGAATGGTGCATTGAATTATGCACAAGGAATGCGGTGCGGGGCTGTACCACCCGAAATCATCGACAAAGTCAACCACCAACTCCAAACAGTATATCAAATTCAGGCGGATGAACGGAAGCAAGTGCCCCATTCACTCATTGGCACCATTTTAAAAGACCTCCGATACAAAAAGCGCAACAAGCAAAAAGTCCTGTGTTGGTGCATTATAACTGGCCAGACCCCGGAGCGGTTGACCATTGCTGAATACCTCGAAGCGGATCGGTATTGTAAATTGTATTTTCAACACATTCGCCCAGTAATTCGGTCGCTCAATTTATCGCATCGAATCGACCGCAAGAATTTACTGAGTTACGACTTTTTGGCGTACAAGATTTTTGAACTTTTGTCCAAACAAAAACCACACTACGCACGGCATATGAAATGGTACAAATTGTTGAAAGGGGACGACAAATTGTGGGTGCAAGATTTAATTTGGCGTGGTGTGTGTGAGCGGACAGGTTGGGAATTCTACCCGACTTCCTGAGGCGCTATATTGTAGACGGGCTGCGATTGAAGCGGGTTCCTTCCTTTTCCAGAATCCAAACGACGCACATTTTTTGTTCACCATGTCATCCGCCGTCGATTCTTATTTGTCGATCATGGCTCTCATCGGGGGTATTTTAGGCGGCATTTATGGTGCCACACGTCCAACAACCAAAAACGGAGTTCCATACATTGTTAAAACATCCAACAATGTGGTTATTGGTGCTGTGGTTGGAGCTGGTGTAATGATTGTTGCGCCGTTTACACTTATATGCATAATTGTAGCCACTCTTGTGTCGTAAGTAAATCTTTCAAAGGTGCTATATTGTAGACAGGCTGCGATTGAAGCGGATCTGTTTAATTTTCAAACATTTTTTGGTCATTCACTTCATCACAATGGCTGCGGTACGATTGTATTTTCAAACCATATGCGGTATTGGAAGCGTCGTGGGTGGCGTCTATGGCGCGGCGCAGCAAACACCTGAGACAGGTTTTGCGTTTGCCTTCCAAAACGAGTATGGTACTTTTTTGCGGTCTCTGTGGTACAGTTGTGGCAATCGCAACCCCGGTTACGGGTGCCTGTATGGGTATTGCATCAATGGCGGAATTTACCAAGAAGTTGCTTGCACCAAAGTCATCTCCCTGATTCATGACCAAATCCCTGTAACCTTTTATTGTATTGGAATACAAGAAACCTGCTCCAATGGCTGCTAAACATATGACCCCTGAAGAATACCAATTGACAATGGAAGACTTGCTCAGTCAAGCACAATCGGCAAAAAATGGAACCTCCATCCGCGTCCAATTGCCTGCCATTCAAACGCCCAATCGATCCCACATGCTTTTTAATACCCACCACATGCCGCCAGTTGCCAAAAATGTACACACGCAGTCCAAACAGTTTGAACACCCGGACCGCTGACGACGACGCTTGGGTTGTAATGAGCATTGTACTTTAATGGAATGCATAATTGGCAACGAATGGGATCGTCGTCGTGAATGTATCATGTACACTTTTTGTTTACTTCAACCCACACTTTTTTAGTTCAATGCGTAGGTGTAATGGCGTGACTGGTTGGGCGGGGCAATATTCGACCCCTGGGCGCCCGATGCGCTGTAACTGCCTGTTCCCACATGGCTCACAGTAGAAGTCGTCTGCGCCGCAGGCAGGGCGGAGGCCCCGGATGTCAGTGCAGCTCCACCAAATCCAGTCAATCCATTGGACTGCGAAGACATCGACATCGAACTAAACCCGGTGGGGTTCATAAGCGCGGCGGGGGTATTGGTTCCATCATACAACGTGTCGTCGGTGGGGTTGGTGTACGACGCAAAACGAAACTGGTTGACCCGAGTATTGCCCTGGACTTGATGCACAGGTGCCGTCACATATGTGGGGGCATAAATCGACGTCTGACTGGATGTCGCAGGCGCGCCCAGAAGCGACGCATTGGCGGTACGCGCTTGAGTGGCCACAGCCGCCGTCGCGATTTGCATCGCGTCGGATTGACTCGAGCTATTCATTTGTTCAATCCGCTGGGCCTGGGTAAGATTTCCATAAGCGGACATCTTTGTGTGGTTGGTGAGTAACGAGAGAATTCAAAGAGGGACAAGTTTTTTAGGAGTCCTATCTTTTAAATCATTCCTTCTGAATCTTTGGTGGGATGGCGTGTTTGGCTGCCAATGCTGCGCAAACCAGTCCACCGGCCAATACGAGTCCGCCAAGTACCAATTGGGCGATGCCTGCGATTTGTGCCGAGTTGTCTTTAAATATATTGGGTGTTGTACTGGATGTGGATGTGTCTCCACTCTGTTCACTTGTAAAGTTTCCAGATAAGGCTGAATCAATGTCATTAACCTGACCAGACGTCGTCGGATCTGGTTGGGTTGTGGAAAGTGCGCCAAGGATGAACAGGGGAATTGCCGCGCAAAAGAGAACAATTGCACCCACAAGAAAAGCACCTGCTTTGAGATTCATGGTCTGACTACTTTTAAAGTAATCTGATAGATTTCTTGAACTGCTAGTTTCGGTGTAGGTCACTTGCACGTCGGCATGGTACAGGATATCCCACTGGTATCCAAAACTCCACATCCGGCACTTGAAATGTTTGAATTTGGGTCGCAGTTTGGTTGGTTGCACACGTGTGTGTGATATGAAACAGATTCCATACTACATAGCGAATCTCGACTGAATATAATACTGGCATTTCGCAACACCGCCGAATATGCACCCGATCCGCTTTCCACATTCAACCGCGTTAAAACGCACGCTCGATCACAATCCGGGCTTTATGAAAAGGTTGTGATTTTTCGGCCAAGTCTCGGGCCACCGTCAATTGGCGAATGATTTGGATCAAATTGGCGCGTGTTGTATTGTCGCGTGTGCCATCCGCCCGTTCAATCCAGGGGACAGGTTTCACATAGGGTTTTTCCACTTCAATCCAACTTTTGGTGACCCGGTCGAATTGAAGTCCTGGTGTACCAGCAATCTGTTCGAGGCGACTATACATACTCTCGATCGTTTCCACCATTTCCTTGGACCCGGTGCGCTGGATTGTGGACCGATGGGGTCCTAATGCAAAAGTCCGTTGGTCTTCATTCGCCACGCCTGAAAATCCAAATAACGCCCCCACATCAAGGGATTGACGAATGGTGGCCAACGTGCGTGTGACGGAAGCGTCGGAGGCGTCGCCATCGTTGGGCCCAACATTGCCATTTGGAATACGCACAAGCTGGGCAGTGGCCCCAAACCCCAGCCGATGATCCTCTGGAATTGCAATCGATCGCAATGTGTGGAGCAGAAATGCGCGGGTGCCGTCCGCATCAATGGCCCATGGATAAGAGATGCCACTGTTCCCCACAGGAGACAAGAGGCGGGCAAATTGAAAATGGGCGGTTTTGAATTCGAGTAGGCGTTCACTAATCCACAAATGGGTGTGGCTGGATTCACTGGGTAGGGGAGGTAGTGTCAACAAAATGGAATTCCCATCATACGCAATTCGTTTCTGTGCAGTGCCACTCTGACGAGTCATGGCATTGTCTAAATTGTATCCAACAAGTGCACGATGGTATGGTACACGCAGTACCAGAGTCTGGTCAACGACCACCGACTCATCATCCGTGTCGATTGTATACACAAACGCGTCTGGCTCCAACAGCGCCACAGTAAACGCGACGGCGCCATTGTCTAAACATTCATACAACCGATCGCGGGTCGTGAGAAATAAAGCACCATGAGATACATCCCGGAGCGCGTGCATGAGTTCACCCCCCGCAGTGCGCGTCCGAAACGCCCGGATAAATGCAAAGAGGATGTTGTAAAGTTTACTGGTTTGCAACGCAGTGGCTTCACGAATGTCCCCCAATTTTGCAGTCAACGTCACAACATATTCACCCGTGTCGGCGTCACGACGCACCTCTTGAACACAGTCCGTTTCAAAATGCAGGGAAATGGGAGTGGTCATAGTTTGTGCAACCTGATTCAGGAATGCACGCGTGGTTTCCTTCCGAAAAAGAGCGAGAACCTGCTCCGTGGTCATCGAACGGCTGTCTCCAAACGAGAGTGTGCGGAGATGGCGGAGCGCAGTCAGTTGCCGGTCCAGCGCACTTAATTCCGTATTGACAGAAGGTACAAAGAACCAAAATGTATGATCACCTCGTGCCGCATGTTTACTGTATTGAAGCCATTCTTGTTCATATGAAAAGGCTGCGAGATTGTTGTCGACAGTTGTTGTACTGATGAACCGCAGAGTCACATGAACTAGTTTTCCAGGTGTGAGGACTGCATCGTCGGTTAAGTAGGCGTCATATGTTTGTACCTGACGCGTTAAAGCGCCGCCCTGGAAATCGTGAGTCAGAGACATGGAGGTAGTATGTGGATTTGTTTTAACACTCTCACAAAAAATAAACTCGTCATTATTGTAACGCTTTGAACGTGAACCCCCTTACCATAGATAATGATAGGACCAGTAATTGGCAGTGTCCCGGTTGGTATATGTGTGCTCTCCTTTTTGATTGGTGATGCCCTGCGCACGCGCGCGATATCGTTTGCGACGTGCTTTGTCCAAATGGTTTAAATGGGCATAATGACCTCCTTTATCTAAATAGTGCTGATACTGTGTATGCCCAAAATGAATGATGCGTCGACCTGCTTGAGTCCGCGTGGACCGAACATACACGGAATATTTAAAAGTTCCCTTACCCTGATACGGAAATGGTCTGTACAAAGAAGCCATTTGTATGGAAAGTATACAAAATTAATTACTGGACTGACACAATTGTTGATTCAACCTCCTATGATACAAAAACTCGACCAACACAATCCATGGCGCTGTTTAAAGGGATGCCGTTCCAACTTCCCTTTACATTGTTTTGTACCTCAGATCTACATTTGGAACGAGCGGATGTGCGGTCTCACCCGACACCTTTGTCCTTTGTACAACGGCTCGTGGACACGATGCCATCCACCGAAGTGTGTGTGCTTGCGGGCGATCTTGGGGATCCAACCTTGTGTGAATTTGGTGCGTTTCTCAGTGCGTGTGTCGCGAAATACAAATGTGTGTTGTTTGTGACGGGCAATCATGAACGGTGGACTCTCCCGAGTGCCTCCATTCGCACCCTTGTCAATGAACTTGGCGCAGTTTATTTGGAAAATGAATTTTATTTGTACAAGGGCGTGTGGTTTTATGGCGCCACCCTGTGGACAGAGTTGAAGAATCGCAGTCGTGAATTGTGTGAGACCATTCACGACTTCAAGGCGATTGCGAATTTTAGTCCGGATCAATGGCAGAAGGAGCATACGACGAGCCGAGCCTCCCTCCTTCGTTTCTTGTCTCAAAATGTGGGCGAAACGACAGTCGTCATTACCCACCATCCACCCAGCAATCGGTGCATTCCGTCGCAATTCATGCCCGACCCAACCAATCAGTTTTATGCAACGAATTTGGAATTTGTTTTGAATGGACCACATGCTCCAGTTGCATGGATTTGTGGTCACACGCATTCTCCCTTGTGTGAAACAATTGGTCAGACATTGGTTGTGAATAATCCACACAGATGTATTGACAACACATGGTATGGATGGGCGGATCCCCAAGCATATTGGCACTGTGATTAACTGCTTGGAGACGGTACCTGGTTGCTGAGACTGCCAAGACTTTGCAAGAGGCTGGTAAAAGGGGAGAGCATCACTTCCATGAAGGACATCCGTTCGGGTGGCTGAAGATTCCCCGATGAGTCGACTGTGTCTTCCACATCAAGACCATAGACTGCACGATACGCGATTGTAAAGAGAAATGCACACACACAGACGCACACAATTCCGAACAGAATTATACCAAAATTCATGGTTTACCAGTTACATGTGGAATAATTCATCTCACGCGCAGCGAACGCAGAAGAGTCGGATCCATGTAGTGCATTCAATGGCGGAACAGTGCCATATTTGTGCCGCAGACCAGTACTACAATCCGTGGCACCCATACAGGTTCTCCATTCGCGCACAACATCCGCATCTGGTTCGCCTGGCTTGCAGAGTTTCAGAATCACACTCGGACCAGACCGCATATGCTTTATGAGTTTCGTATAGAATGCCTCCTTCTTGTGCTGCGCGTAAAGTGCATGCACCTGGTCCGGGAGTAACGTACATTCGGTACATTGCACTATTTGGAAGTGCGCTGCGGTAATGTCCTGCATGAGTTCGATGCGCTGGTCGTAGGCGTCGGGTTTGATGATCGCAAGTGTGGTTGTGGGTGGTGGGCTTGTGAACTGAACGTCCATTTTGGCAAGTGGATCACAGGATAGCACAATTCGCATTTGGGATATGACAATGTGTACATCAAAATGTATTCGACACTTGGTGCATCATTTTGATGATGTAAATGTGGTTCGATGGAGCCAATGTGGAACGAAACTCGCAAGTGGATCCGATGATGGCACAATTCGTATTTCGAACACAGTTACATGGGAATGTCTCCATATTCTCAAGGGTCATACTAGTTGCGTTCTTTCAATTGCATGGCATCCATCGGGGAACTGGATTGCGAGTGGGAGCGACGACGCGACGATTCGAATTTGGGAGCTTATGCCAACTGGTCCAAAATGTCTTCATGCTCTCATGGGTCATGCTAAGTCAGTTTGGCCCATAAATTGGAATCCCAGTGGCACTCAACTTGCAAGCGGATCTGTGGATAAAACAATTCGAATTTGGAACATTGGGTCACTCACTGCAACATGTCTTCATGTTCTGAAGGATCACACTGCATCAGTGTCTTCTGTTCAGTGGAACCAAATGGGAACCAAATTGGCAACTGCATCCAATGACATGACAATCCGTATTTGGGATATTACTACATTGACATGTACAAAAACATTTTATACGTATACTGTGGCGGTTACCTCCATGAGTTGGAACCCCGCTGGATCTTTACTTGCGTGTGGGTTTTATACCGGTGAAATTTGTATATGGGACACTAATTCGTGGAAATGTGTCCATAAAATACAAGAATGTGGCGTGTCAACCGTTGAGTGGCACCCACACGGCAAATATCTTGCCAATGGGACAATTTATGGTTCCATTCAAATTTTGCGATAAAACACATGTGCGATATTTAGCAAAGTATTTCAAACATCAATTCACATATTTGTGGTGTTCTAAAACCTTTACACAACCACGATTTGTTGGATTGCGTGTTTATCATGTTTGGCGAGATTGTGACGTTTGACAACGGTCGTCTTGGTCGAATTCAAGAAGCCGTTTCCTACGGCGGCATGGTCTACATAAAGACCATTGACGGAGCTAGCTACCAAACGCCCAAATGCGCCAAACCCATGGATGTGCAAATTCGATTCTTTGAATTGTGTGAAACCAGGGCGTATCACCATACCGGCGACCGCTACATCCTGGCGGAAAAGATTCTCCACAGGTTTACATATTGCTACCAAAATATGGCCAACTACGAATGGGTGGCGACTGACACAATTCACCAATGGCTTGTGGAGGATGGGATGTTGCGCCACTCCACTTCCTCCTTGAGACAAATATTTAATATTTTGGTGACACTACGCGACCATGGATTGGTGGACAACGGTATATTAATGGGGGCCACGGCATGGAATATCGTTACGAACGGTACAACTCGATCTACCCCGAAAAAAGATCCAACGCCAACCGATGTTGTTGCAAAGTGCCCCACAAGCTCTGAACTGCCTGGGGCCATCGCCGCCATCGCAGTTCTCGACCCAGTGCCCGATCCGGGGCCCGATCCGGTGCCCGAGCCGATTTCCGATCCAACGCCAACCAATGTTGTCGAAAAGTGCCCCACAAGCTCTGAACTGCCCGGGGCCATCGCCGCCGCCATCGCAGTTCTCGACCCAGTTTCTGACCCAGTTTCGGATCCGGTTACGCTGGACTTGTCTGGACTGGACCCGACCTTGTTCAAGTCCAGGGCGCGACAAATGCAACAAATCCAATTGTGCCAACTGTACATTGATTTCTTCAAAGCCAACTTCCTGCCCGAAAACCGGATTACTGTTCGTGTCGACAAGGACCCTCACTGCCCGCAACCCCACCGGGATATTTGTTTTTGTCTCGCCCAATCTGGGTTGGATCAATTTGTGGAAGACCATATGGACCAAACATCTCAATGCGACAAGGCTTCGGCATTTGACAAAGCTTTGCGCGAAATGCATTGCCTGGGATGGACTGTGGAATTTGTGTGTGGTCCACGCAAAGAAGAAATTTGGTTTTCCTATTCCAGCAATTCGGGTCGTGCACCACCCACCATGTAGACTTGTGTCGACTAGTCTACCAATAAACAGGTCGACACACTTTCATTGCGTGTTGAGTAATTCTAATTTGACGATAATTACAATCAGTCTGTGCTACTCGGCGAATCCATCGCGCGACACATTCAACATACTTCTTCATCAGCCTCTCCATCGCCTCGTCAAATTCATTCCCTCCTGTTTCAGGATTTATGTCTTTCCACAGTTTGTAGACCTGGCGGACACCTGCAAGTAATCCTATCTCAAAGGCATCGTTTGAATTAGAAGGCACTTTGTGAACGAAATTCTGAAGAACACACAAAGGTGTGGGGTGCGTCAGATGCGCATCCAGAATTACATCCACATGTGTGAGTATAGGATGGGGGAGTGCATCAAGTGCAATCCCCCGGTCGTCGCCCAGTGCACATTGGACTTGCCCATCGGTCGTGGTGGGATACCACCGGCATGAAGAATACTGCCTCGCCATGGGGAGACAAATATACTCCAATACATCGATCAATTGACTCACTGTTTCACAGTATTCCTGACATTTCAATTGTGCCAGCGCGTCTTGAATATTACCTTGAATCGCCCGGCCACAATGACCGACCCATCTACCAGGTCCACTTCCAACGCTTTCTAAAAGAGTCAAATGGGTGGACGCGATTTCAACACAATCCACCAGACTCCCATCTTCGCAGCTGAGAATGTCAATATCACAAGACTCCATTGGATACCGATCAATGTATCCCAAAAAAGACACGATTACCCATACAGCACACACTTGCACAATTAATTCATTGAATGTATTCTTATGAACAAACTGTAGTACCACTTAGATCGAGCTGTTGCAGCGTTTTGTTGATTGTGTATTTGTTCACAGGAATTAATTTGGATCCATACACAATACCTGCGCCAATGCCACCTCCACACACTGCCATAATACTGAGCGCAGCAAACCACTGTATCATGGGCCCCCGTCCTGGCTGTGTGATATATTTTTTGCCTGTCCATATTTGTGTGTCGCGCCCAATCCATGCAGGAACAACGGTGATGACCACAATGACAATCAAAAGAAATACACTAATCCCCACTAGAAGTAAGTTTGTTGAAATCGTTTTGGTGGAGAGGGAAGTTGTGTCGCTTGTAATTTCAGAAGTGAAACATGAATTCGCACACACACAGCACATGTGATTCGCGCCACACTGCCCCTTCCCCTCGAAATACCCGTCACACACACTTTCCGCATCCCCGCATTGACAAAAGGTAGCCGCCACCGGATTGCACACATCTGGACTTAATTCCACTCGATTAGTCAGACGATCCACACATCGGCCTTGGGTCGTTTGATTGTAGTCATACACCGGATTGCCTGTCTTTGGATCTTTACATGTGCGGATGCCGGCCAATCCAAACACCAACGCACATCCAATTCCCGCCAAAAGCAGTGTACCACCCGCAAACAAACTATAAAGCAAGATACCACGGTTGATGCGATGGATTCCATAGTCCACACCCACAAAGATAGGAAGGAGGGAAGTGAGGATAATTGCGGTGGCCACTGCGTACCAATTCCAGAAAAAGAGTTGTTCATTCGTCGCCTCAGCCACAACCACTTGTAGTTCACAGGTTTCTTCCACTGCCTCCACATCCAATCCACGTGCTTGATCTGCAAAGAGATCCACCCACGTTCCATCGCTCAACTTGTAATTTGTACGGTTAATGGCCGAGGTAAAGGATGCACATCCAGCACTTGCACAGTTGATGGAGGGTGGACTAAATCCATACTCTTTACAACTTTGCGAAAAACACAGTCCGACCGGATTCAATGCCCGCTCGTTATTGTCGGCACCAATTGGATAGCTTTGACTTGCCAAACACGCGCACGCGCCCACAGAGTTGTTGAAATAAAGAGAGGATATTGGATTCAACAACTC